ACCACTGGGACAAACTGTGGCAACCTCACCCCGCATCGGGTGGCGCCTTCGGTGGCCGTAATAACGCATTGGTCACACTGCTCGGATTCCTCCGCGCAAAGCGCTACACCATCGACGTCGCGCAGCTTCAAGCGGTCTGGTGGAGTGACACATATTGTGATCCGCCACTGGACCGCGAAGTCATCCTCGAGACAGTCGGTCGATTCTGGTCACAATGGGCAGCAGGCACCGTGCCCGATGACCTGCCGGGCGGTCAGACTCTCGCTCCCTGGGAGGTCTGGGACTGGACCAGAATGGAAACAGAGGAGGAAAAACTCGGTAAACAGTCCTGGCTGATTCCGAATGTTCTCTCGACTGGCGGACTGCACTACCTGTCATCACCGCCAGGCAGTGGCAAAACGTGGGTGATGTGCGATCTTATCCGCGCATGTTGCTTTGGTGGCAAGTGGCTCAATGAGTTTGAGATTCCACAGACGAAGGTTCTATACCTCGATGAGGAGATGGGCGTCCAGAAGGTCCTAGAACGGCTCAGGAAGCTCGGAATGCGCTCGGCTGAGGGAATGGGCTACCTCAACAGAGTCGGCATCAGGTTCGACCAACCGCTTGATGTCGAGAGGATTGTCAAGCACTGTCAGTCGCAGGGCATTGGACTGGTGCTCATCGACTCACTGGTCCGCATCCATGGCATGGATGAGAATGATAACTCGCAGATGCGGAAACTCTACGATGCGTTCAAGAAACTCCTGGACAACGGAATCACTGTCCTGATCGCTCACCACAATCGCAAGGGTGGCACTGACAGCACGGTCAAGCACGAAGGTATGCGCGGCGCTGCTGAGATTGTTGCAGCTGCTGACATGGCCTATTCGGTAGAGAAGCAGGCGAACGGACTCTACAGGATGTTCGTCACGAAGGGCCGTCTGATCAGTGATGAGGACGCCATCGATGTGACCTTCGAGATCCGCGACCAGGATGGTCTCACACAGGTGCGAACGCTTGACGCTGGCGCCAGGAGTGAGGTCATAACGCAAGAGATCCGCTCAAAGCTCATTGAGCTCATCAGTGACTCACCAGGCATCTCACAGGCACGTCTGGCGGAGTTGTGTGGCGGTCGAAAATCAGTCGTAGCAGCTACACTCGCGGACCTCGAAGCGAGTCGAATAGTGGCATTTGACAAGGGTCCCAGGAACGCAAAACTCTACCGTCCGACTGGTCTTTTATAGGCGTTTGACCTGTTCCCGCGACCTGTTCCCGACCTGTTCCGCCCTTAAGTATTATAAAACGGGAACAGGTCAGGGAAATCCCCCCTTTGGAAACCCCCCTGCCAGCATGTTTAGACGCGTGCTGGCTTAGGGGTATAAGTCGAAACTGTTCCTGCGGCCCGGGCGCTAACGCTGGGCCACGGAACAGCATCGACGAAATGTTTGACAAGGTGTTTGATGTTTGGTAATGTCAACTTGACGGTGCTGGTGGAATAACCTTTGGATTGGTCACTGATCCAGCACTGTCACAGAGTGGTCATATGACCAAAGGAGAAATAAAGTTATGGGTTTCTTTTCAAACGCCACGTTCAACGATGGCAGCTCACAGTTTGAGTCAGCACCTGCTGGCGTCTACGTTTGTCGCCTGGCGAACCTCGACTCGGTTGATCGTCCTTCGTACGATGACCCGAACGTCATGGTCCCTAACTTCAAATTTACGTTTGAGACCACAGAGTATGGCGACTCTGCTGGCAATGCTTACCGCTTCTTCAAGTACACCCGTCAAGGTTACGGCAACGACAAGCAAGCACTCACAATCCTTCTCGACGGTATGCTCGGGCGCCGCTTGACACAGGCGGAGTTTCACCAGCTTGATGTCGATGACCTGCTCGCGAAGCAGTGGATGGTCACTGTAGACGCCAAACTGAACACGCGTGGCAACATGACCAATGCCATCGTGTCAGTCAGTCCTGTGACAGCAAAGAAAAAGCTCACGAAGATCGCACAGCCAGCGATCAAGACCGATGACATCGAAGACCCCTTCGGTGAAGACGCCAGCGAGTAACCATCTCCCGGTTGCCAACGACTCGCTGACGACCCAGGCACATCATCCGAACGGTGTGCCTGGTCTTTTACTTTGAAGGGGAGAATCAAAGTGGGTAAGAATACAAACATTGAGGAGCGGAAACTCCTCATGGTGCGAATCAAAGATCTGAGAGCTGCTGGTCACAACATAAGACGCACAGCTGAGATTATGGATATGTCGGAAAAGACATTGCATCGATGGATCAGGGAAGAAACACCAGACAGGCCAGTCAAGAAAATGGACCCGTACATTTCGCTCGATGAAAAGACCGCGACCGTAATCAAGTGGGCGGAGCTCATCGCAAGCGGTGAGAGCCGAAGCAAAGCAGCCGAAGTCGTCGGTTATCCGGTCATGATGATAAATCGATGGATGATGTCAGAACCTTCACTGCGGATTGAGTTTCAGGAAACTGTCGGGAAGAAACAAAACAACTGGGGTGGTCGTAAGAGCTTCGATCAAATCCTTGTAGACGTGCGCGCAGGGCGTCCTGTGTGGCGTGAAGGAGCTCGTTTCAAGCTTCAACTGGTAGAAGCTGCATTGATGCGATACGAGCTTGATGGCGCGAATGTGTGGCGATGCAAGGGGTTTGCTACATTGTCGGGAACCGATGTGCTGGCGCGAGATTGGACGGTCATAGAATGAAGTTCTCAGAAGTAATACAACACTTGATGCATAGTAAACCAATCACACGAGCATGCTTCGATCATGATGTCTACATCCGATATTCCGATCTGTACGAAGCATTCGTGATGCATACGGGAACAGAATCAAAGACCCTGCAAGGTCTCACACTGGACCCTGAATCGCTTTTCGCGACTGACTGGATGTGGGGCGAAGATCACCCGGTCAAGGATGAGATCACATGGACACGGACCACATCATAAGGACCATCATGGCGAAGCCATGGTCCAACACCTACAGTCTGCTCAAGGCCATAGGAGCGTCCGGCGAGCAGGTTGATGAGGCATGGCGCGACTACCGTCGCAAGTACATGCGGAGTCAGCGCTGGCAGGACATTCGCACGAAGGCGCTCGAACGCAGCTGCAGGACGTGTGAGCAGTGTGGCCGTCGACAAGAGGACGGCTACAAACTCGATGTGCATCACATCACCTACCTTCGCCTCGGCGGTGAGCTGATGGAAGATGTGCAGGTCCTGTGCTACTTATGCCACGGGCAGCTGCACTACAGGCGCAGAGTGCGCCAGGAAGAGACAGAATAACATCATGGCACGTCCACAACTATACGACGAAGAAACAATTGCACAGGTTGAAGCAGCTCTCATCGCTGGTAAAACACCGACTGTTGTCTCTCGGCTTTACGGTTTACCTAGAACCACCATCATTACTATTCGGGACCGTATGGCATCCAAGGTCTTGAACACATCAATGGTTTTCGACGTGTCGGAAACTGTCGCTAACCCCAAAGCACCAGCGGCGTCGCTTGATGACCTGCTGGCCTCCGTCCTCGAGGACAACCTCAAAGCACTACAGGTCATCGCTAGGACGACACAAAGCGAGAGATACATCAATGGACAAAGTGCAGCACAGATTGCAGCTCTCTATGAAAAGATTGCAAACTTCTCGGTTCAACTTCTCTCCGCAGCCGCCGAAGGCCCAAACGAAGACTAGCGCGCAGACAGCTCTCTGTTACCTTGACTATCTTCGAGAGACTCTCCCGAATGGCTGGTCGTTTACTGCTAGACATCTCATCGCCATCGCTTCGCACCTTGACGCTGTGGAGCGTGGTGAGATTGACAGACTCGCGATCCACATGCCACCACGCCACGGTAAGACTGAGACAGTCACGGTCCGCTATGGCGCCTATTGCATAGAGCGGGACCCGTCTGCTAACGTGCTGGTCACTGGCTACAATGAGCGCATCGCTAGGCGCTTCAGCCGTAAGTCCAGACAGATCGTTTCGTCCAGGACAAAGCTCTCGAAGGACAACGCGGCACAGGATGAGTGGAGCCTGCCAGAGGGCGGAACCTTTATGGCGCGTGGTGTCGGCTCACCTCCAACCGGTGTCGGCTTCAAGCGCATCATCATCGATGACCCGATTCGATCTCGAGAGGATGCCGAGTCCTCTCTATACCGTGACAAAGCCTGGGACTGGTACACGGACGACCTCTACACTAGGATCGAGCCGAAGGGTGCTCTCATCATCGTCTCGACCAGGTGGCACCATGACGACATCACCGCTCGCGCAATCTCATCGGAGCCGCATCGATGGACCGTGCTCAACCTGCCAGCGATAGCGGAGGAGAAGGACCAGATCGGTCGTATGCCTGGCGAAGCTTTGTGGCCAGAACGATACGACGTCAAGGAGCTCGGACGCATCAAGGAGGTGATGGTTGCGAACTCCGGCGACTACGGATGGAGTGCTTTGTACCAGCAACATCCAACACCTCGCGAGGGTTCGTTCTTCAAGAGTGACAGGATTGTCATCGAGAGCGCCATGCCAAACTGCGCGAAGATGTCCCGCGCCTGGGACCTCGCAGCGACAGCTGGTAGTGGTGACTATACTGCCGGTGTGAAGATGGGCCGTGATGCCGATGGCCGCATCTGGATCCTCGATGTCGTGCGTGGCCAGTATGACACCGACCAGCGGGATAAGATTATCAAGCAGACAGCTGCTCTCGATGGGCGTGGCATCAGGATCCGACTACCGCAGGATCCCGGTCAGGCTGGTAAGAGTCAAGCGATGCACATGCTTCGGCTCCTGCATGGGAGTGCTGTGACAGTCCTGCCGGTCACAGGCTCGAAGGATGTCAGGGCTGAACCGTTCGCGTCGCAGGTCGCTGGTGGCAACGTGTACATGGTCGCGGCTGACTGGAACCGTACACTGTTGGATGAGATGCGGACGTTCCCGCTCGGCAAGAACGACGACATAGTCGATGCTCTCACTGACGCGTACGACGAGCTCGTGGGCCGTGGCGGTGGATGGGGTGCAGTCTAGCACATGATAGGAACACAATAGTCATATGGGACTCTTTGACAAACTTCTCGGAAAAG